ACTAGTGCTCTTGGATTAACAAGTTCAACGCCATTAACACATAGAAAGTTCATTATGGCTTTTCAAGGTGGTTTTGATGGAATGAATCCTGCAACACCTAGAAATATGGAATCTGATATTGCTGCTGGAAACGCAATGGGATTTGATTTAACAAATTCTCAATCTAGTGGATCCGTAGCATATAAGAAAGCTATAAATGCAGTTTCAAATCCAGATGCTTTTGACATCAATATGATGGCAACACCTGGGTTACTATATAATGTGCATTCTGCAACTATAACACATGCAAAAAATACATGTGAAGATAGAGGTGATGCATTTTATCTATTTGATCCAACTGGATTATCAGCTACTGTAACGAGTACTACTGGGGCTGTTGAAGCTGTAGATACAAATTATGCAGCAACATATTATCCTTGGGTTAAGGTTAATGATGTATCAGCTAATAAACACCGGTGGGTACCGCCTTCAGTTGTACTTCCTGGCGTATTAGCATTTAATGATAGAGTTGCTTATGAATGGTATGCACCAGCTGGATTAAATCGTGGTGGATTATCTCAAGTGCTTCAAGCATATACAAACTTGACTCACGCAGAAAGAGATGATTTGTATGAAGGTAGAGTTAATCCGATTGCATCGTTTCCTGGTCAAGGAGTTGTTGTTTGGGGTCAGAAGACACTACAAGGACTTCCATCAGCATTAGATAGAATTAATGTTAGAAGGCTATTAATTGCTTTGAAGAAGTTTATTGCTTCTGCAACAAAGTATCTTGTCTTTGAACAGAATTCTATTGCTACTAGGAATAGATTCTTAGGCATTGTTAATCCTTATCTTGAGACAGTACAATCTAGACAAGGATTATCTGCATTTAAAGTTGTAATGGACGATTCGAATAATACTCCAGATATTATAGATAGAAATATCTTGTTTGGACAAATATACATTCAACCTACAAGAACTGCTGAATTTATTGTGCTTGATTTCAACATCATGCCAACTGGAGCAGCATTTCCTGAATAACTTTGATAAAACATAGTTAATGAAAAAAGCCCTGTCTAATGATAGGGCTTTTTTTGTGTCCGGACTATATTTATATATGAGACTTTTTGATATGAACTATATTTATAATTGATAGAATTAATTAGGAGAATTTAAATGGCTAATTTGATTTCAGCTGACGAAATTATGTTCGATGCATTCGAACCAAAAATGAAAGCTAGGTACATTATGTACATAGAAGGTATACCGTCAATGCTTTTGAAAAAGGCTGCTAGACCCAAAATTTCATTTGAAGATGTAGTTTTAGATCACATAAATGTTAAAAGAAAGATAAAAGGTAAAGGTGATTGGGGTGATATTAGTGTAGAACTTTATGATCCTATAGTTCCAAGTGGTGCACAAGCCGTTATGGAATGGGTTCGTCTTTCTCATGAATCTGTGACTGGAAGAAACGGATATGCAGATTTTTATAAAAAAGATGTTAAAATAAATATGCTTGGTCCAGTTGGAGATATTGTTGAAGAATGGACACTAAAAGGATGCTATATTAAAGAAGCTGATTTTGGTGAAGTTGATTGGACTAGCAATGATGTTGCTGGGATTACTTTAAGCTTACGTTATGATTATGCAATATTAGAATTCTAATCTGCAGTTATATTGTTACAGTTTATTACCGCCGGAGCCTCTATATTGTTTAGGGGCTTCTTTTTTTAGTTAAAAAATTAATATTTCATATATTTATATATATAAATCAAATTAAAGGTTTTATGATCATATTAGTAAACACCATGGAGAAATATAATGGCTGATAAAAAAGACTATCAGTTTCCAACCGAAGAAATAGATTTGCCATCAAAGGGGCAATTTTATCCTCCAGATAATCCTCTTTCTTCTGGAAAAGTCGATATAAAATACATGACAGCAAGAGAAGAAGATATTCTAACTTCTCAGAATTTAATTCGCAAAGGATTAGTAATAGATAAGCTTTTAGAATCTGTTATTGTTACACCAAAAGTAAAACTGGGTGATATGACAATTGGAGATAAAAATGCAATTATGTTAGCAGCTAGAGTATTAGGATATGGTGCAAAATACAAAGTAAAGATAAATTGTCCATCTTGTACAGCAGAAAATATAGAAGAGGTAGATTTAGGAGAAGTTGAACCAAAAGATTTTGGATTAGATGGAAAAACAGAAGCAGATATGAGTTTTAAACTCCCAGCGTCAAAAAGAAAGGTTACATATAAACTATTAACACATGCAGATGAAGTAGCAATCACTAAAGAATTAGCAGCATTGAAAAAAATGCAAAAAGGTGGTAATACGGTTGAACCAGAGATTACAACTAGGTTACGATATGTTATAACGTCTGTCGACAACGAAGAAGACAAACAAGAAATTAAAAAGTTTGTGGATAATGAATTTTTGTCTAGAGATTCTAGAGCATTTAGAGATCATTTAGTAAAAATGATTCCTGATATTGATTTATCTTTTAATTTTACTTGTGAAGCATGTGGACATTTTGAGCGCACTGGGATTCCTTTGACGGCAGAGTTTTTTTGGCCTGCGGGCGTCGGATAAGCCCGCTATTCACAGATCAGTTTTTAGTCTCGTATATTTCGGAAGAGGATTTACTCATACCGAAGTATACAACCTACCAATATTCTTACGCAATTTCTACATAAAAGAAACAGAAACTGCGATTAAGGCTCAAAACGAAGCAGAAGAAAAAGCAGCTAAGGGACAGAGTCCCTCCAGTGGTCCTCCAGACGTAAGAGGACCAAATATCCAAAGATAATTCCCTTTTCTCTATATTTATAAACATAAGTCTATGTTATAATTAGTTGGAGAACAATAATGAAAAAACAAAACCCTATTACTGAGGGTATGCTTGGTAAATTTATGGATAATCTATTTACCAATATAAAAAATAATAATAGAGCTAGAAATCAAAAGGCTCTTAAAAATGATCCAGAGTTAAAACGGTTAGAAGCAAAATTAGCTGATGCACACGATAATTTAAAAGATGTTATAGCCCGAAGAAAAGCAAAGTTAGGTTATTAGGAATAACAAATAATGGCTAATCCAGGTCAAGATAAAAAGAAAGGCGGCCAAAGAGGTGCTGCGTCTAGAGATGCTAGGAGAGCAAAACAGGTCTTAGCAGGTTTAGGAACAGAGGCTGAAACATTGTTTAATGATTTAGCTGGCAGGATCTCAAATAGTCTAAAAAAGGGAGCAACTGAAGGTGAAAAGGCATTTGGAGATATGGCCAAAATTCTTATGAAAGATTTTCAAGATGTAGAATTTGCTGCAACTCAAGTAGGAAAAGCTGGATATGCAAATTTAGATTATAGTGCAAAATTACGTAAAATTGCCAAAGAAAAATTCGATATAGAACATGGATTAAGTGATTTAACTAAAGAACAAGCCGCAGAACGATTAATACAATTAGAAACTGATGAAGCAAGTTATGAAGTTTTACAATCACAAGCTGATGTTCTAAATAGAAAAAATGCTATATTAGCTAGGGGTAATGCTTTAATTGACGGTATGAAGAAGTCCTGGGAAGATATCAGCGCTACAATAATATCGACAGTAACAACATGGCAGGGGGCGGTGGTGACATCTATGGCTCTTAATAAACATGTTGGCGGCATAGCTCAAAATTTAGGTGTTGCACATACCGAAGCAATGGGATTTGCTGCAACTGGTGCATTATTAGGACCAATGTTTAAAGCTATGGGCTTAGATGTTGCTCAATCACAAAAAGCATTGTTAGATAATTTCAACGATATGGATGCTGCTAGTATTCAAAATGTAGCTAATATGGGTCTATTACAACTTCAGACTGGAGTAACAGCAGATACAGCAGCAAAAGCATCCAGAATGTTCTCCCTAATTGAGGGAAGTACAGCTGAAGCTGGAATTAATATGACAAGGCAGGTTTCTGAACAAGCTAAATTAGCAGGAGCAATTCCAGAAAAAGTTATGGCAGACATGGCAGCAAATTCTGATAAAA